GCTTTGTCTGCGTAAACTTTTAGTTCTGCTCTAGCTCTTTTTTTTGCTGTTAGATTATCTTCAATGTTGTTATCCCTGATTAGCTTTTCAATTTCACCATATTTTGCTTTGCTCTTGTCATCAACTGCGATTGCAAATACTCTAACCTTTGGCTTTCCTGTAAACTTAATTATATCGCCACTAGTCAATGCGTTCTCCCATTTAATTGTTTGTTCTTGAAAGTTATGTAAAACATCTTTTGTCGTAAAGTCATCTATGAAATCAACCCCCACTGTTTGGCTTGTGTATCCGCTACCTGTGTCAATCCACACTTCTAGCCCTGTCATCTGATAAGGTAATTTAAAGCTCTTACTATTATTACCGCTTACTGTTATATAATCTGTATATTCATCGCTCTCATACTTGCCACCTCTTACTTTTACCGTATTCACAATTTGGCTACCGTCTACACTTCTTTTTAGGCTCTCGTATATATAATTACCAGAAGTATCAGTTAAGTTATAAGGTGCAAAATTATACCCTTTAGCAAAAAAATAAACATTTTTATTTGCGTCAACATACCAATCATATCTAATATAATCCGCCAAAATCCTTATACATTCTGTTATTGGTTTTTGGTTAAATACTACTTTATCAATTTCTATGTTTCCTTGTATATTATCCGTGTTAAAACTTGGTTCGTTATTGCTGATAAAATCAATAATAATATCTTTAATTGTTGTATTTCTGTAAGTTTCGCTTACCAAGTGTTTATCAAGGTCAATGGAGTAATCGCTAGCTGATATTTCGTATATAATCCCCCCTCCTTTTATAGCTGTTTCAGTAAAACTCACTAAACGCCCTCCAAATATCTTGTCTGTTCCGTCCCATATTTCAATTACGCTTCCAGGAGTAAAACTTTTATTTCCAAAATTTCTAATCAAAAAATTTGCACTATCTCTTTTGTTTGTTAATTCTTGCCTAACCTCTAAACTACCCCAGTCTATTAAACTGCTAATATCAACATTATCTTGTTTTACGATTACGCTCATAGTTTATTATTAAATCCTAACTCTCTCATTATACCATTTTTAACTTTTTCAATCAATTCTTGTCCGCTTACATCTCCATTAATAGTAATTGAAATATTACCGCCATTATTTCCGCTTATTCTGCTATTCGGTGTTATTTTACCGCTTTGGCTTGGTGTAAATATTTCTGGTCCATTTTCTCCGACTAAATAACTACTACTATCATTTACCCCACCACCTAACGCTCTTTTACCTCCAAAAGAACTAATCCTGCCTATTGTATTTTTAGCTAAATTATATCCGCTATATTTTTTAATGGCTTCAATCGCCTTAGTTGCCCAATTTATAACCGTTTTAAAAACTTTTACAACGCTATTTGTTTTTTCTTTTACATAACCAACTCCTTTGTCAAAAATCTTTCCTATTACATCCCATATAAATTTTAAACTATCTTTTGTTTGTTCCCAATTTTTAATCAATTTATACCCTACTGCTATTAGCCCAACAACTAGCCCAGTAATTATTGTTATTGGACTAAACAATCGTCCTAACCCAGTTCTAACCGCTGGTAATGCTAAGCCCACTATACCTAGAGCTGTTGCAAGTCCTGCTATTGCCATTGAGCCAAGTAAGATGTCTTTAGTTAATTCTGGATTTTTTTCTATCCATTCAGATATTTTTGTTATAATTGGGGATATTACTTCAAACATTTTTGATAACACAGGTAAGAGAGCAACACCTATCTTAACTCCTGTTTCTGCTATATTTGTTTTTAGGATTGCCATTTTTTCAGCATATGTTTTGTTCAATTCTCCTGCCCTTTCGACATCTTTCATTCCAGAAACAAGAACTGCATTTTTTATAGCTTCTTTTTTTTCGTTCGCTGTTAATTGCTCTACTGTTTTTCCTAGACTTTTTGCATATTGTTCTTGAGCCTCTCCTGATTTAATTATAATTCCTAAGTTATCTAATATCATTGGAGAGCCACGCCCTATACCGACAACAATGTCATTAAAAGCGTCTGTGGTGGTTGTTCCCATTTCTCTTGATTTTAGTCTTGCTACTTCCATTAAAGTAGTAAATTCCTTAGTGTTTTTTGCCACTCCCAGCGAATAAGCTCTGTTCGCAGAGAGCATTAAATCTGTTTCACTTACAGTTCCAGCACTTGCCTTTTTTAAAGCTGATACAATTTCATCTCCGTTTTGCCCAAGTGCCTCAGACATTCTTGTAAAACTTGTTTTAACTGAGTCAAATTTTACCGCATCGTTTACCATTTTCACTGCACCAGCGGATAAACCAGCAAAAGCAACAGCACCAGCATTCCTCATCTTTTTAAATGCTGGGGTTAGTTTTTCTGCTTGTGTTTTTACTTTGTCTAATTCTTTACTTGCTTTATTTTGTGCTGTGATTAGAATTTGTAGTGTTCTTGTTGCCATATTATTTTAATTGTTTGTTTTCAACCTCTGTTCTTGTATTTATTATTATTAGTAGACTTTCTATTAGTTTATTTTCTGTATTATCAATTTGTTCTGGTGTCCAGCCAAATTCTTTACCTAGGAGGTAGTAAATATATTCATCTGGTAACTCCACCCTTACCCCGTTAAAGAATTTATAAAAAGTATCTTCTAATTTTTTTTTTCTTCAATCGTTGCCATTTTGTCTATGACATCTAAAATTTTATCAACATCAGCACTATTCATTTCATCAAATGCTTCAATTGATACTGGCGTGTCTACTCCATTCAATGTAATTTTATTCACCATATTAAGCAATAAGCTATCGTTGGCTTTGTCCACTGTTTCAATTCCAAATCCTTTAATTTCTGGAGTGCCTGTTTTTCCTGCGTTCATTTCCACTCCCTCACTTAAGGCTTTGTTATATTCTTTTTTTGTTTTTCTGGTGTAGATGTCTTTTATTTCAACTTCACCGTTTGTAATTTTAATAATCATATTAATAAGATGTAGTTAAATTTTGTATTGTTGTTTTGCTTTGTTTGTTGTCAGCTTCATTATAAAAAGCTTTAAAACTAACCGATTGACTAACTAATTCATCAGCCCCACCGCTTTTACTCCAATCAATAATCTGTGCTTTGTATAAAAGTATTGTAATTTTAGGCTTGTTTCCGTCCCCTAAATCTGTTACTCCTTCTGCTGTAATTTCCATATACTTAGCCTCATCGTTTTGGAATAAATCTCTAAAATCTTTATCGTTATAATTCATCTCAAGTGTTCCCTCAATTGCCATTTTGCCATTATAAATATCGTCTGGGTTATAACTCCCTAAGGTATAATCTTGAATAGCACCTAAGTCCCATTTCAAGCTAAATTCTTTTATATTTTCAGCCGTTGCACTTGATAGTCCTGCTTCTGTGTCTGCTACTTTAATTGTAATATCTTTGCCGATAAAGTCATATTCTTCATCGTAACTTGGCGTGCTAGTGTCCGCTGTTTCGTCCTTGCCTACAATTTCCGCTGTAAAGGATAAAAAGGTGTCTACTGCACATTTTATTTCAAATCCTGTTAACACACAATTAGAATAAGCAACCTGATTAAGTCCTCCGTCTTTTATAAATAAAGCTAGAGAGCTATGCGATATGCTTTCTTCTAGTAAAAACTCGTGGGTATAAACTCCACTTGTGCCTATTTGTGAGCTTGTTACATTTCCGTAAATGTTTTTTAAAAAATAGCCTAAAGGGTCAATATGTATATTCCCCTCAAGATTTCCCTCTACCCATTTCTTGACTACTCTTTTACCTTGACTATCTGCTAATCCTCCAAGCTTACTTTCATCAATTACATTCTCGCTTTTAACTTCAATTTCGCAAGTGATGTTTTTCAACCACTGGCTTACGCTTGCTGGTACAACCCCCCTTGATGTTTCAAGAGATATACCTGCCTCAATTTGTTTTCCTATAATGTTCATACTAATTTGTTGTTAATGTTTTAATCTCTATGTTAAGTTCAGCTACTGCCTCAAGTCCGACTTCCTCTTGAGATAATAACCAATCACCGCTATCTATTTTAATAAATATTCTATGTCCATTTATTTCTCCGCCATTCCAATCAGCGTCAAACTTTTCCAGCGTTTCGTCTACTACTTCTGGTAAAACAACAGAAAATATATTCTCAACCGTTGTTGTTGTGGCTTGTATTACAATGAATAACTTAAATTTATATACCTTGCTGTTTTCTTGCGTGCTTTCAAAATCATTCTCAAAACTTACTGGGTAAATCAATGCACAAGGATATTTCGTTATATGTGTTGCTGGATAGTTAAATCTTTCTTTAATCCTTGTAATACTGTCAATCGTATTATTTAATTTTGCTATTAATTGTGTATACATATTATTTTGCTAAATCTATTGTTATGTTTTTTAGCATTTTATCTTCAAGTTTTTTTATTTCCCCCATACTCTTGTTAAATACATAATCTAACCAAGGTCTGTCTTTGTGGACTGCTTCTGCATATGGTCTGGTAGGATAAATGACTGCTTCCATTCTTTTAATTTTCTTTTTGTGCGTATCTCTTAGCATTCCCGTATCTACTGGTGCACCTCCTCCACTCTGCCCCACTCTCCAGGGTCTTCTTATTATTCCCTTGTTATATACTCTTATTGCGTGGACTAGAAAACTACTTATCTCGCTTTTTGTTTTTTTAGGATTTCTTTTAAACGCTTTTTGTAATTCTTTTAATCCTTTTGTTTTAAATTGCATAATCTTCTTTTTTTGCAACTAATAACTCCAAATGAGTATTCTTGCCATAATCAGATTTTGTTATTGCTTTTATAGAATATTTAAATCCATTATTCTCAAGGACATCTCCAGTTTTTACATCTTCAGAAACATCGCACCAAATTTTATGAGTTAAAGAAAATTGACTTTTCATACTTTCGGTTAGTTCTATGCTGGCCTGTTGCAAATGACCTATAAAACTTCCTACATTACTCAATTGTTGCCCCCATTCTGTTTCGCCGTCATTTTCCATTCTTTGCACTGTAAAAGTTTTATTGTAAAGTCTTTCTATGCTCATAAGATTATTTCTTTATAAAAATCTATTACTGCTTGGTCTGTTTTACCCTCGTCTTCTTTATAACTAACACTGTAATTGCCTATCTTTTCGCTTGCTACTCCTCCGTTTTTTTCGTGTCTATACATTCCTGCGACTAATCTTGTGCATAAATCTGATATATCTTTAGGTGCAGTTAAACTATAACCCCACTTAGCAGTTATTCTATAATTTTGCACTCCTCTGAAAAAAACTTGTCCATTTGTTGCTAAAATTCCATTTATTCTGGTAGAATTATTAGGCTTAGTTACATAAGAGGTAAATTCGGTAAAATCACCACCAAATCTTCCACTTCCTAGCTCAACCTTGATTATGCTAATACAGTTATCAATCCTTAACACTTCACTATCTTTACCGTCAAAATATCTAACTTCTTCTGTTGCCACAAAACTTTGTCCTGTTGCGTTATCAACATAAAGCTCCACTGCTTCCATTTTGTCGTCAAACATTCCAGGTATTAAAGTTATACCTAGATAGTCTGCTATTTTTTGTTCTGTTGTGTATCCTTTCATATGTTATTTTTTTTCAACCTCGTTTTTTTTCATTCGTTTATTTTCTGTTTTGATTTTTTTCTCTTTTTCTAATTCCCAATTAGCCCAAAACATTCTATTCCTTTCTTTTGGTTTTACACTCATTTTTTTTATTTCTCCTGTTGTTTTATTTTTAAATTTAAACATAATTTTATTTGTTAATAATATTAATTGGAGGCTAGTATTAGCCCCCTATAATACTACTAGCTTGCTGCCGTTTTTAATACTGTAATAGGTTTTTTGTTGTTCTGAATTGTTTGCATATATCCAACTCTTTGTGTCCACCTGATTGCTTCTCTATCAGATGTAATTAAGTTAATATCTGCGTCATTTGCAACATTTCGGATACTTCCAGCATCAAATCTTTTAGCCTTAATGCCTGTTTTGTATCCATAAAGACAACCTTTCTTTAAATCACCAAAAATTACAAAAGCTGTAGATACTGCTGTGTCGCCAGTAGTAGGCATAACTTCTACTAATCTAACTGGATAACCATCAATATTCTTAACTCCTCCCTCGCTTGGAGATTGGAATATGTATTCACCAGTTGTTGCTTTTTTCTTTCTAACTACTGTGTAAACAGTTCTGTTCATATAGAATTTAGCATTTTTTAACGCACCGCTTGGAGTATTGTCAATCATATCCAATAAGTGGTCTGGTGTAATGTCTGTAAAGTCTGTTTCACCGCTTGCCATTGTAACAGTGTTTACTGCTGAGCTTTCCAATAGTCCAGTAAATCCACCATAAGTTGAAGTTCCGTCTCCGTTAAAAAAGGCATCGTCTTCTTTTTCTGCTAATCCCTCTGCAACTCTTTGAGATAAGAATGAAAACAAATCAATCTCTTCATCTTCTAATAATTCAGAAGTTAATCCGATTATTGTTGCCATCTTCTTCAACTCTAAAGTATTTTGACCTAATACTGCTTCAGTAGATTTAATTGAGCCTGCTTCATCAACCCAATATGTAGATACATCTGTAACTAATTCATTTGCTCTGTAGCTGTTTTTTGATAGTGCCATTGTAGCAAACTCACTAGATGCTACACCGTATTCAGTTTTAAGCGTTGCTATTTCCGCTGATAATTCACTGTCTACTACATAACCACCATATGGTGAGCTACCACTATCAGTTGTCATTTCTTTTGCCACAACACCTGAAATAATTGCCTTGCAAAAACTTCTTAGTTTCTTGTTTTTCTCTACTCTTTTTTCTTTTACGCCTGGTTCGTATACACCAACTTTTTTATTGCTTTTTTCTTTTTCCTCTGCTAAGTATTTTTCGATACTTTTCTTTAAAACTGCAACTTCATTTGCAACTTTGCTTTCCACGATGTTCCCGATTGCCTTTTCTACTTCTAAATCAACATCTGACTTGTAAAGTGCTTTTACTTCATTTACTTCATCTGCAATTTCTTTTTGTTCTGTTTCATTTAAAGCATTGAATAGTTTTTCAACTTTTGATTTTTCATCTAAATCAACACTTTTAGCTTCTTTTAATTGTGCTAACAATTTTTTTAATGTTTCCATATTATTTTTTTATTTCTAATAATTTTCTTACTATTTTGTTTACCGACCTTTTGATTTCAACCTTTTGTGCCTCTTCTGCACTTTGTGCTATTGAGGTTTCAATATGTATAAAATTTAATGCTTTTAAAACTTTCTTTAGTGCCCTCTCTCTTTGTGCTACTTTTTCCATTATTACTTTGTCTATAATTTCCTTAACTGTTTTTTTGCTCTCAAGTTCTTCACTATTTACACTAACCCATTTTCTCGCATCATCAATTGTCCAACCCTCGCTCTTTGCGAAGAACAAGCTTTGCACTGCTGTTTCTCCTTCTTTAATCGTTTTGCCAATAATAGAATTAATCTTTGGGGTGTCCTTTTTAAGCATTGACTTTTTTAATGTATCAATGTCAAAAAGCCCTATGTCTCTGACTTTGTATCTTATCTCGCTATCTCCCTCGTCCCAACCATCACTTTGTAATTCTTTTTGTTTTTCAATACTTATTTTGCTTTCCAGTGTTTCCTCATTTGTGCTAACCCATTTCTTAGCATCATCAATTGTCCAGCCCTCGCTCTTGCTAAAGAATAAACTTTGTACTGATACATCTTCGCCCGCTACTTCTCCAACCATTGCTCCGATTTTAGGTGTTTTTTTTCTAATCACTGTTTTAGTGAGGTTTTTAAATAATTCTATATCCCTGACTTTGTATCTTATTTCATTATCTCCTTCATCCCAATTATCCGTTCTTAATGCTTTTAATTTTTCAACTTTAATTCCCTTTGCCTTAGCTAGTGCCATTGCGTTAGCTGGGACTGATACAGCACTAACCTCCAATAATTCACTTTCCAATATATCGCCTGTTTTTTCGTCCCAAAAGCATTTAAAAATCCTCCAGAATAAAGATTGAAAATAATCTCTGCCTTTGGATTTTCTTTGACTGCAAATTCTATTTTTCCAGTTAACTTACCTTTACTCATTCCTATTTTGGTTGCTTTACCTATTACTTCCATTGCATCGCCGTAATTATGGCTGTTTAGTATTACTGGATTGTTTTTAAAGTTCTTTAAATCCCATTTTTGTTTTACCACTTCACCGTGTCTGTCTACATCATCAGTAGAGAACACCGCTTCTAGTGTATACTTTTCTTCGTCTACTTTTTTAACTATAACATTATAATTTTTATATAGTTTTTGATTTTTCTTATACTTTTTTTTCATACTTATTTTTTTTATATTATTAAATTGCACATCTACAACCAACAACTTCGCTAGCTTCTCCTCTTAAATCTCTAGGGTATTGTAGTCCATTAGAAAAGGTATTGTTTATTGGGACTTCTTCCCCGTCCATTGCCATATGACTTGGTCTTGTATTTTTATCCATTACCGATGTCCATATCTTTGTTTCAAGCCCTACTTGTTTATATGCTTCAAGAGATGAATGGCTTGTTATACTTCCTGCCTCTGTTCTCGCTATAATATCCAATCTATTTTTTTGTGCTTCTCCCACTGTTTCTTCTATTCTTTTAAAAAGCTCTTCGTTGCTTTCCTCTGCTATTAGACTTTCTGCTACTTCTTTTTCTAGTTTTTTCCCAGTTGTCTTGTTTACTCTTTCTGCAAAAACTCTTTTCTTTTGACTTAACCAGCTTTGCATTTCAGAGTCTAGTTTAAAACTTCTCCCATACTTAAAAAAGTCAAGTGTTTGTTGTCCGCTTGTTTCTGCTATTTTATTAAAAAGTTCATCTACGCTTTTTATTAAAAAGGCGTTTTCGTTTTCAAGATTAAAGTTTTCATCTACTATTCCTTTTTTAGCTCCGCTTATATCGTTTATAAATCTCTTTAACTGTTCCTCAAAAAACTTACTCATTACCTTTTTAACTTCTTCTTGCATTTTTTCTTCTGTTGCATTTTTTACTTTCCAATATTTTCTCCTGACGTCAAAATTACTTAAAGGGTGATTGCTCTTAATTGTTTTGCTTTTTGTTTCCTTTTTGCTTTCTTCCATTTCTGTTAAATTGAAGGGAACTAAAATTACATCACCACCTTTAATCGGATCAAGTCCTAACATTTCTCTTTTTTCATTAGTTGTTAAAGCATTGACAGCATTACCTGTTTCAATGTCTTTTCTTTTATTTTCTTTGTCTTCTGGAGATTGGTCTATGTAACCGACTTGAAAATCACCTTTTGGATAGAGTTTTTTGGTTAAATTCCCTACTAAATTATCTAATAATGGATTTATTGTTTCGCTGTAAAATATTCTAAGGCTCTCTTGTGCATTACTATATTTAATATCATCAAAGTTACCCATTATTGATTTTGGAACACCTGTCAAGATACTAATATCGTTCAATGACATTTTTCTTGTTTCTAAATATGATAATTCGTTTGGTGTTAACCCTAGATTTATGTATTCTGCATCGCCTCCTAAGAATAAAGGCTTGCCTGCGTTTTTTGCTGTTGCATATTGTTCGCTATAATCATCTCTGAGTTTAGCTAATTGGTCTTTTGTTAAATTTCCTGTTTTAAATTTTAAAATGCTCTCTACTTTTCCTCCGTTTTTTATGATGTTTGTTTGATATTGTGATAATTGTATATCTGTATCTATAGAGTTGCTTCCGCTCACCAATAAACTTTGTGCTTGTAACGGATTATCTGGTTTTGGATAATAGCTCTTTATAACTTCATCTACGGTATATTCCACTTCTTTTGTTCCATTCTGATATTTATGTCCCACTAGCTCATTATTGCTGTAAATATCTTTCACTCCTTTCGGATTTAAAAAATGTATTCCTTTTAGCTCTTTTCCTTCAAAAGGTGTTTTTCTTTCAGTTTCTAACCATAAATAAACTTTACCATATATATCTTTTATTATCTGGTATAGCTTCCAAAATTCATTGCCACTTAAAAAATTACAAGGATTGTTTATTACTTCAATAAACTTGTCATTTTTGATAACCTCACCATTTTTGTCTTTTAGGATGAAATTTGTTTGCCCTACTTTTTCGCCTCTCTTACTTAATGCAGAATTTACGTATAGACTAATTTCATACGCATTTAAAAAATCACCTTTCCAGTCTATACCCCTTAAGTTTCTGCTTTGCATTAATCCGTAATAACCTTTTTTGTTCACAAATTTCTTTATTTTTTCAAACATAAAACGACTAATATTAATTATAAGTCGTTTATAGAGTTCCTCTCTTTATTAGAATAATAGCATATCATTGTTTCAGTGTCAAATCTTTATATTAAAATTTGTTTCAACCATTTTCTCTCTTATGTTTACTACTTTGCCTTTTTTAATAGTAAAACTTAAATCCATACTACCGTAGTTTATTTCTTTTGCTCTTTGCATTATGAAACTAAAAACTTTGTATTCGCCTAAGTTCTCAATGTCCCTAATGGTTATCCCATTAAAGACTTTTCCAATGTGTTGCATAAAATATATTGTTATTAAATAAAACCTATAAAAGGAGGTTCATAAAAGGTTAGCATTAAACCGTCCCCATAATCTGGAGATTTACCTCCGTTTTCTTTTTTTAAATCTTCTTTACTTTGCATTTGTATTCTTCTTTCACTGTTCACTTTGAATTTATACCAACTTAATTGCTCCCATACGCTTTGATAATTTTCAATCTTCTCTTCAATTTCTGCTTTCTCCGCCCACAATCTCATTGCCCAGCACAGCTCTGCTTTTTTGTTCATATATAATTCTTTGTCATTCGCTGTGCTTCCTACCACCACTGCATTAACCTCGTAGCCCTTTTCTCTTAATCTACTACTTACTCCGTTGCCTATTCCAGTATCATCTATTGATACATTATTCCATTTTAATTTATATTTCTCTACTATATTTTCAATCGCTGGAATGTTATCCATTATTTCTTTGCTTTTCAAACTACCAACTACTTTTGCAAATCTTCCTAATCTCAATACATAAGTGCTTAAATCTCCACCTCCACCAATATCAACTCCTAGATTTGCATTGCTCCAATCATTTTTTTCAATCTTTTCAATTATCTTAATTTCTTTTTGTATTAGTTTTCTGAAACCTTTATTGTCTGTTGTTGTTCCGTCTGGAAATTTGTTATCAAATAAAACATCAAATAATGGCTTGCTTTTTGCATCTGCAATAAACTCTTCTGTATAACGTCCTTCTTTTATTCCTATTTTATAATCAATATTAATGTGCTTATATCTTTTATCTTTGCTACTTTTATAAAAATGTGTATATGGTGCTTCTTTGTAGAATGGATTACCTATTTTACAATAAAATGCGTCTTTTCCTTTTCCTCCTATCATTCTAAAAATGGTTGCCTCTGTAACATCTCTGATTAAACAAGCCTCGTCCATTATCAATATCTTAGAGCCTTGTCCCATTGCACTCTCCATACTCTTGCTCATATTGGCTTCGTTTACTGATAAACTGTAAATACCTCCCCCATTTCTTAGTATTATTCTTTCTTTTCGTTCCTCTTTTTTTAATCGTTCCAACTTTGTTCTTGCTTCTAGTTGTGAGTAAAAAAGAATACTGTCGCCAAGATGTTCTATAAAATACCTTAATATAATTTTAGCTTTATCTGCACTTGGTGCTACCACTGCCACTACCTCATCTTGAACACAAGCTATCCACACACACGCCATTGCAACAACTAGACTTTTACCATATTGAGTAGAAGTTTGAATATGCACTCTTTTGTTTTTTCTGGATACCAACTCTTTGAATATTTTTTTTTGCATCGGAGTTAGCACTTTGTTCGCAGGTTTTCCCTCTATTTGAAATAGCTGTAGTATTGTGTCTATTTTATTCATTCTTCTTAATCATTGCTTCCATCATTCTTAATATATCTGCAATGCTGACTGCCTTTCCTCTTAATCCAAAATCTTTTACTTTGATTTCATTGTATTTCTTAATTAATTTTTCTTCTTTATCTGCTAATTCAAAAAACTCTGGATAATCCTTTTTTAAAAGTTCAGTGCTTTCTTTCACTCCGTTTCTTACCTCTGCCCATAAATCTCTATTTTCTATTTCAATCTCTTTTTTATCTCTTATAATTTTCCTTGTTTTACCCAGTTCTTCTTTTAAGTTTATTTTAACTGTCCATTTTTCTAATTTCTCTCTTACTGCTGTTAGGTCATCATCTACTTTGTAAATCTTGTTTAATTTTTTTTGTGTAATAATCATAATTTTAAATTATTTTTTTAAATTTTTTTCTTAGATTTTCTAGTTCTTCGTTTACTGTTAAATCAATATTTTGAGTATCGCCAAATTCGCTTTTATTCTTTCTTTTTAAGTAGTCCATTGCGTTTTGATAACTCTCATCTATCCCTTTAAATACACGCATTCTTGCCTTTAATACTGGTCTATTTCTAAGTGCTTGTAATCTATCGGAAAACTCTTTGTCTTTTTTTAGCCAATCATATAAGGTATCTGGGTTAATATTAGCGTAAAATGCCATTTCTGAC